TGGTGGCGGTGCTGGTGGATATTTAGTATCGTATTATACTCCATCTACATTAGGAATAGGAACTACTTTAGTTATTAGTGTAGGTAGTGGAGGTGCGGGAGGGCCAGTTTATCCAGATACAAATTTCGGCAGATATGGTGGAGGTAACGGTGCTGGAGGCTATGTTGTTATTACTTGGCAATAAATATAATAAAATAAGGATTTAAAATAATATGCCTACATTAGTTAATTTAGACGCATCAGGAGCAATTTTACCATTAGCTCCGGGTATTCCTGTTAGGGTTGGTAATGGAGCTAATCCAGTAATATATTCTTGGTCTACTCTTTGGAATATGTCAAATTCTGCATTACAAGAATTAAATATTTACAAAGTAGATGATCCAGAAATTATAGTCACAAATAATCATATTGTTTCAGGAATAGTGTATGATAAAAATGAAGATGGCGTTATAGTTGCAACCCCTTTATATCAAACACATGTTCTTCCCGAAACTACGGTTAACTTATATAGTTATACCACACAAAAACATGCGTCGGTCTTAGATGCGGGTATTCACGTTACTGTTTCATCAAATACTATATTATGTGATGGAACGCCGCAGACACAAGCAAGTCTTGGCCTATTGTACTTATTTGGTCAACAAAATCCAACAGGAACTAAACTATGGGTAGATAATAATGATGTTTCTACTTTAATTACAGGTCAAGATTGTATAACAGTAGCAAACACTGTAGATAATTGGGTAAATAATACATATATTACAAAATCTCAAATAGTAGCAAACATAGTTTCTAATAATATAACAACAACAAGTGAAATTGATTCTGTTATTTGGCCCACAACAGAAATAGGTATAAACAAAGGAGTATAAAATGTTTGATAGAGATTTCTTTTTTAAATCAATTAAAAATACCTTAATTCCTCATCCTACACAAGGACAAGTTGATGGAATTAATGTACTTTTAGACGTATGGGAAGATAAATTTTCAGATAAACCAAAAGAATTTTTAGCTTATTGTCTAGCAACTACCTTTCATGAAACTGCATCTACAATGCAGCCAATTAAAGAATATGGGCAAGGGCGTCATAAGGCATATGGAGTCGCAACTGGACTATTTCATCAAGTTTATTTTGGACGCGGGGATGTACAGTTAACTTGGCTTGATAATTATTCCAACGCCCAAAATAAACTCAACAAAGATTTTAATATTGATATTGATATAGTTAAAAATGCTGATAATGCTCTTGATCCAAAAGTTGCTGCTATAATTCTATTCGCTGGCTCAATTGAAGGATGGTTTACTGGTAAAAAGTTATCAGATTATTTTACACCAAAATCTTCTGACGCAATTCATGCTAGAAAAATTATTAATGGATTAGATTGCTCAGTAAAAATTGCTAATTACTTCAAAGTGTTTGAAGAAGCACTTAAAAACAAGGTATAAAAATGGCGGTTCCAGCAAGTAGAGATGAGTTTAAAAATTATTGCCTTAGAGCATTGGGAGCGCCAGTTCTTCAAATAAATGTACAGGATTCAGATGATTTTCAAAATCAAATTGACGACAGAATCGACGATGCCTTGAACTTTTTTGCTGACTTTCATTATGATGGCACAGAAGTTCAATATTATGCGTATGCTCTAACACAGACAGATATTGATAACACGTATATTACTCTCCCTGATAATTTTATTGGCGCTGTTCGTATTTTTAAAATTGATATGGGTATGAGTACTAATAATATTTTCTCTCTACATTACCAAATCATGCTCAATGACCTTCATCAACTTACTTCTGTCTCTATGGTTCCATACTATATGGCAATGCAGAGATTAGAGTTTTTAGAAGATATGTTGGTTGGTGAAAAGCCTATTCGATATAATCGTTTAAATAATAAACTACATATAGATATGAGTTGGGATGGGGTTAATCCCGGTGTTATTATTATGGTTGAAGCGTATTCTGTTATTGATCAAACTACATGCACTAAACTTTGGGGAGACCGTTGGTTACAAAAATATGCGGTTGCTTTATTAAAGCAGCAATGGGGACAGAATACATCTAAATATGGTGTGGTACAATTACCCGGAGGTGCTACATTTAATGGCAAACAGCTACATGATGAGGCCACTATAGAAGTAGAACGTCTGGAAAAACAATTAAAGTCTGACTACGTGGCACCATTAGGTGTTTTTGTGGGCTGACACACTCGGTTTTACCATAAATACTTCTAGTAAATCACTAGGAGGAATTTATGACAGAGAAATATGGTTTCGTTTATATCTGGTTTGATCGTTATAGAAAAATGTATTATATAGGGTGTCATTGGGGTCATGTAGATGATGGCTATATTTGTTCTTCTAACAGGATGAGAGACGCCTATCGCAGAAGACCGTTAGATTTTAAAAGGCGTATATTAAAAACAAATATTCCTTCTAAAAAAGAAACATTTGAAGCGGAACAACACTGTTTTGATATGATTAAACCAGAAGAATGTAAAGTTAGATACTATAACATATCATTAAATTCTTTTCATTGGGCTACTAAAAATGAAGAAAATCAACTAACCACTAAACAAAAAATTTCTATTAAAACTAAAGAAGCTATGCAGCGTCCAGAAGTCAGGGAAAAATATTTAAAGGGTCTTGAAAATCGAGTGTGTTTTATGTCAGAAGAAGGTAGACAATCCCATATTAACCAAATGTCTGCTCATTGGAAAGACTCTGATTATAGAGATATAACGGCCAGAAAAGGAAAACCCTTTTCCATTAATGGAAAAGAATACACATATATAATTGATGCTGCAAAAGATGAAAATATAACATCAGAGGGAATTGTATATAGACTCAATAGTTATAATTTTCCTGATTGGTTTTATTTAGATCATGAAGAAAAAATTATTAAACCAAATACTAAACCAATATACGCGGATGGAGTATTATACTATAGTGCAAAAATTTTATTAGAAGAACTTGGTATTAAAATAGAAAATACTAGATATAGAATTAAATCAGCTTCATTTGACTATCATTATATGAGTGACGATGAATTAGATAAACTAAATGGACCGTGGCAAAAACAGATAAATATAAATACAGATGGATTATCTAAAGGAAAACAGAGGAAAGCAGTGTTAGTGGACGGTAAATTATTCAAAGATAGATTTAATGCTGCCACATATTACGGTATTTCTCCTGATACCGCTAGACATAGATGTGCTAATTCTAAATTTACTAATTGGTCATTTATATAATGGCAAAAAGTCCATACTCAACAGCAACAATCAATGGAGTAAATCCTTATATTAATACAACTACAGTAAGTAGTGAGCAAGGACTTATCCAGAATCTTGTTGATGAGATGATTTCTATCTATGGACAAGCATTAATTTATATTCCAAGAAACATAAATAATTTTGATCAAATGTATTTTACCGATGATCAAAGTTCTTATTCTACATTCTTTACAGTAGAAATGCTTATTGAAAACATAACAGGATTTTCACCACAACCAAATGATAATATATTTTCTAAATTTGGTCTAGAAATTAGGTCTCAAATTGTTTTCTCTGTATCAGTAGATAGATTTGCTACTGTAATTGGCTCGATAGCTAATATTACTCGCCCGCGAGAAGGTGATCTGATCTATCTGCCAATTCATAAAAAAGTTTTTCAGATTAAATTCACAGAAAATAAAGAAATATTCTATGAATTAGGCACATTATATACCTTTAAAATGACGACCGAATTGTTTGAATATTCTAATGAGACATTTAATACTGGTATTCCCGAAATTGATATATTACAAAAGAGATTTGATACCAACGAATTAAATTACGGTATTACTGATGAAAATGGGATAGAACTCATTGATGAAAGTGGAAACCCTCTTCTACAAGAAGGGTTTGATATTTCTAAAATCGATCCAATTGCAGATAATAATGAACTTAAAAAAGAAGCATCTGGGATTGTCTCATTCTCTGAAACAAATCCATTTGGCGAGGTTCTATAATGTTATCAAATGCGCCGTTCGGCTTCAATCAGCTACACTACACTTTACCATAAATACTTCTTTAACAGGAGGTATTATGGTAGAGAAATATGGTTTTGTTTATATCTGGCGTGATCGTAAACATAAGCGTTATTATGTTGGTTGTCATTGGGGTAGAGAAGATGATGGTTATATTTGTTCCTCTAACTGGATGCGGGATTCTTATAGAAGACGGCCAGAAGATTTTAAAAGACGAATTATAAAACGGATATATACTAATCATAAAGATACTTTTAGTGAAGAACAACGTATTTTTAATATGATAAAACCAGAAGAAGTTGGTAAACGATATTATAATTTACGAATTATTACTGGACATTGGGTTCTAAATAATGAAAATAGTAAAATATCTATTGGTGAAAAAATAAGTAAAGCTAAAAAAGGTCGCAGTAATGGGCATGAAGGTATGCACCATTCAGAAAACACTAAACGCAAAATAAGCGAATCTAATAAAGGGCAAATACCGGCCACAACAGGAACATTACGATCAGAAGAAACAAAAATTAAAATAAAAGAAAGCAATAATATATATTGGTCAAAACAAGAAAACTTAAAAAAACATTCAGAAAAATTAAAAGGAAGAACTCTTTCAGAAGAACATAAAATAAAACTTAGTGAGTTAAAAAAGGGAAAGCTTCATTCAGAAGAATCTAAACGTAAAATGAGTGAATCTAAAAAGGGAAGGCCGTCACCAAATAAAGGAAGAAAAATGTCAGAAGAACAAAAACGAAAGATCAGTGAAGCCCATAAAAATAAACATCGTATCATAGGAGGCTAACATTCTTTCAAACGCGCCGTTCGGCTTCAATCTTATTCAAAAATATATGGCAGTATTTGGGTCATTGTTTAATGGTATACAAATTACTCGATCTATTGCTAATAATCAAACTCAATTATTTGAAGTTCCTCTTTCTTATGCTAACAAAGAAAAAATGTTGGTTAGAGATATGGAAGACCCGGATATTGATAAACAGGCGGCAATAACTCTTCCTAGAATGTCATATGAAATGATTGCATTGGGTTATGATGGAGAACGTAATAATCCCGGTATTATGAAAAGAGCTACCAGAATTGCTAATGATCCTACATCATTAAATTATCAATATTCTGGTGTTCCGTATAACATGCTTATGAATTTATATATCTATGTTAAAAATATGAGTGATGGAACAAAAATTGTTGAGCAAATTCTTCCTTTCTTCCAACCCGATTATACAGTATCATGTAACTTAATAGAAGATAATGATGTTACCGTAGACATACCTATCATATATAATGGTATTAAATTAGAAAACTCTACCTCAAATGTTTTTTCTGATAAGCAAGTTATTATTTGGACTCTCTCGTTCACGGTCAAGGGTTGGTTTTACGGTCCAGTAAGAAATAAAAAGATTATTAGATTTATTAAAACTAATATTCATACTGGTGATACGTCCAGTCCGATTGATTTTAATGTCGATATGCAACCTGGATTAGATGCAAATGGAAATCCAACTACTCTATTAGCCAACTCAATTAATGTTGAATCTATCAAAATGACCGATGATTTTGGAATAATTCGAACAATTACTGATAACACTAGTAAAATTTATATAAGTAGTAACACAACTAGTAATACTGTTTATTACAATTCTGGTGTAAGTTGGTTAATATTATAAATGGAGTGCAATTAAATGGATGATAATGATAACAACGATTCAATCGGAAAAAAACTAAATCTTACCCCTATGTCTACCCCATTAGATCAGAACAGTAAAGCTATTTCTACCATCATTGCTGATGCACATAATGATTCTGTGCAAGAAGATTTTGATTTTGCTAGGTCTAATATTAGACAACTAATTGATGATGGCAACGACGCTATTTTTAAACTAGGTCAAATAGCAGAACAAAGTCAAAATGCCCGTGCATATGAGGTATTAGGAGGAATTTTTGCCACCATGCTTAAAGCGAACCAAGACCTATTAGACCTTCAAAAGAAAGCAAAAGATTTAAATAAACCATCATCAACCGAAGGTCCAAAATCATTAACAAATAATAATCTTTATCTTGGAACTACATCAGATTTGGCTAAATTATTAAAGGACATGCAGAATGACGGAAAATAATACTGATCATTTTAATGATAATGTTGTTAATGATGTTGCATATAATGGAAATCCATTATTGAAAAAGGAACGTGTCCAAATTAATTGGACACCAGAAATGATTCAAGAATATATTAAATGTAAAAACGATTGTCAATACTTTATTGAAAAATATGTAAAAATTATTACAGAAGATGGTTTACAACCGTTTATTTTAAGAGATTATCAAGTAGAATTGATTGAATCAATGAATGATAATAGATATACTATTGGAAAACTTAGTAGACAGAGTGGTAAGTGTATTACCATAAATAGTAATGTAACCGTCAGGAACAAAAAAACTGGCGAAATTTTAAACATTACTATTGGAGATTTTTATAATCGTGTCAATGAAGATTCAAAACCAGCATAATTGCGTTATATGCAACACCATCTATTATCCAAAATCCAGTAAAAGTCTATATTGCTCTCCGGTGTGTAAAATAGAAAGTACGAAAAAAGAAAAGAACTGTATTATCTGTGACAGTACATTTAAGACCCACGTCAAAAAGGTAGTGTGCTGTTCTATTGAGTGTGGGATGATCCATCGTTCGCAAAAAACTATGAAAATTAAAAATTGCATACAGTGTGGGGAGAAAATAACTTATACCGACAATAATCGCGGAGATTTCTGTAATAACGTATGCGAAGCAGATTTTCGTAACAAAGATAATGTTGAAAACAGTGATTATGTAACTTGTGCTATTTGTTCATTCAAATCACCAGCACTCGCCGGACATATTAAAAGGTCACACAATATTACGACAGAAGAATATAGAGAGAAATATAAATGTGAGACTGTTTCTCTAAATTACAAAGAAAATGCGTCTTATTTAGTAGCTGGATCAAAAAATCCAGGGTATCAACATAGAGGTAAGTTATCAGCATTTTCTGATAACTTCATTCACAAAAAAGATAACACCAAAGAAAAGGCAAGAGCGGCATCCAAGAAAACTAAATCATTAAATCCTCATAATGAGAATACTAAAATGGAATATTATACGTCAAGAGGAAGGTCACGAGAAGATGCTGAATTAGCATTAAAAGAAAGACAGACTACCTTTTCATTAGAAAAATGTGTTACACAGCATGGGGAAGAAAAAGGTACTGAAATTTGGTTAGATAGACAAGAAAAATGGCAGAATACTTTAAATTCAAAATCAGAAGAAGAAATTACAAGAATTAACCGACTAAAAATGTCCATATCTGCTATATCAAAACCAGAGAAAGAACTTAGAAATTCTATTTCCAATTATATTAATGGTCTTGAATATCAGTTTACATTAATAAATAATGACAAACGTAGTTATATTTACGATATAAAACATAATAATAAAATAATAGAATTTAATGGTGACTACTGGCACGCGAACCCAAATACTAAAAACTGGAAAAATGAAAGTAAACTTCATTCCCAACGTAAAAAGACTGCAAAAGAAATCTGGGAATATGATAAAAATAAAATACAAGTAGCAACAAATAATGGATATGATGTATTGGTTATTTGGGAAGCAGATTACAAGAAAAACAAAGAAAAGGCAATTAAAGAATGTATAGACTTTCTGACACAATAGAACGAAAATTTATTGAAAGTATAGACCTTGATGAGTGGGAAATCGAAACCGACACTGGTTGGGTGGATATTTCATCTATACATAAAACTATTGAATATGATGCATGGGAAATAAAAACAGAAGATGGTTTTTATTTAAAGGGTGCCGATAACCATATTATCTTTGATGAATACTATAATGAAGTATTCATCAAAGATACCCAAGCAGGCATGTATATTTTAACTAAAAATGGTTTATCTATTGTTTCTGAAGTAAATAATCTTCATTGTAAAGAAAATATGTTTGATATTACCGTAAATCATGAAAATCATAGATATTATACTAATGGTATTCTTTCACATAATACAGAAGCAGTACGTGGATTTATTCTTCATTATATCATTTTTAATGAAGAAAAAACTATAGGTCTTCTCGCCAATAAAGGGGATACTGCAAAAGAAATTTTAGGAAAAATTCAATTAGCATATCAACATC